ATTATGGAAGGAGATTATGGTGGTTATGATACAAGTATGCCCGTTGGAATAGCTCTAATTACTAATTCCATCGTGTATACAATGTTAGAAAAATTAGGATATAATGAAACATCTTTACAAGTAGTTAAAGGAATTCTTAGTGAAAACCTTTTTCCTACTGTTGTTATGGATGGTACATTATTTACTCCTCCAGGTTTTCAACCTTCGGGTAAGTATGCAACGGCAGAGGATAACTCTCTGAGAGGTTTAGTATTATTATACTATGCCTTTGTTGTCATGTGTACACCTCTTGGAGAAGATAATTCTTTACATCAAACGTCTAAATTTCGTCCATCAGATTTTAACAAATTATTTCTACCTATTACTTATGGAGATGATATGCTTTGTGGAGTCAAGGATGAAGTTTCAAAATATTTCAATAACATAACTTATGGTGAATTCGTACATGAGATTTATCATATGACATTTACTACTTCCGATAAAAAGAAACATACATCTCAATTTATTGACGTTAGTTCTATTTCATTTTTAAAGAGAACATTTGAACATCATTATTCACTAGGACGTATAGTAGCTCCTTTAGATAAGGAGTCAATAATGAAGAGTTTGTGTTACTATTTACCATCAAAAGAAATATCTAGTGATGATCAACTAGTACAAACTAGTCTTTCCGCTATTAGAGAAATTTTTTTCCATTCTAATTTTGAAGAAGACTATAACCCCTATAGAGAACGATTCATCTCTGCCCTAATTGAATTAACACCCTTGTCTAAATCTGAGTTAGAAGATTTATTCCCTACCTGGAATAATCTTCTAACTCAATATAAATGAGACAATTCGTCATTATGATTCTTTTGACGTTAAATAAAAAATCAAACTCTACTCCAAATACACTGATTATCTATTCACTTTATCAAACCATAAGAAAGATAATTTCAGGAAAAGTAGTTACAAGAGGAGGCTTATTTAAGCTTACTATTATAAATTCATCGCCTTATTTGAGCGTCCCTCATTTAAAAGGAAGAATTATAGGTTTGCGTATTTGTGCGCCTAATTCAGCGTACTTTCAATATGTAAAACGAATTGCAAAACACACACAAAATAAAGAACTATATTTAGATATTGCTGAATCTAAATGTTGTATTATCACAGCAAATAAAAGACAACTACTTTCACAAGCTGCAGTTCGAGATTTAATTGATACTGTAGAAAAGTTGAAGGTTGTTTCTCAAAGATTAAAGAAAACTGCCCTTAACTTAAATGCATTAGTTGATCTGTTAGGAAAAACAGAACCTATTGTTACAGAATCTACAACTCCAGTTGTAAGTCCTGTATTTAAATTAGAATTAGTTAGTTTAATTAATAGAGATGATCTACGTACTGGCATAAATACCAGTAAAGATTGGTATAATGATTTATTCTTTATGTCAAATCTTACTGGTGCTAAGCGTAGTGAAGAATCTGATGTCATGGATAAATCTAAAAGAATGATATATACTGAATCTCTCACTATTGGTACTTTACAAGAAACTCCACATGCACAAGAATTAGGTGATAAGTCAACTAATCATATTAAGTCATCTTTAGATGATAAGA